GCGAATAGAATACCAGGGACTCTCCCCCCCTGGCACAGACGGCTTGGCGAGTTGCGCACGCCAGGCGTCCCGCACCTGGTCTATCTTGCGTTGCAACTCGAGCGCCTTGCCGTCAATCTTTGTCTTGTCCATACCCTTGCCTCCCTCTTGCGCTTCTACTTCGCTCTTCTTCGCCCCCCTCATAGCCTCGCCACATTCAGAGCACTCCCTATCGGCGCAGGGGACGTCCCGCTTGTGCTTGACCATGTGGCCGCACTCGGTACAGATGCACCAGGCAGTACCGCCGACGCCCTGGCGGGCACTCCCCACCCCTTGGCCTTCACCCAGGGCCTTGCCTCTCTCTTTAGCCGCCCTCCACTGCGAGTAGCAGATAGCGACGGCCTGCTTCCGCTCGCCCTCGTCCTCGGCGTCAAGCCCCTGCTCCTCAATTACGAGCGGGACGCATCGGCCGATAAAATCCTTCTGACTTTCCTTTTTCTTAGGTGTCGGTAACGGCATACTGCCTCCTGTGGTGGGGGCGCGGCTGCCACGACGGACATTCTCCTCTTGTTGGCCTCTCACCTTGCCGCCGCTAGTCCCCCCGTAAATAAAAAAAGGGGCTGCCCCCCCCGAAGGGAGAACAGTCCCGTGTTGCCGAGAAACAAAAAAGGGCCAGCACTTTAAGAGTGCTGGCCCCGTGTTTCTGATGTTCCTGAGACCTTGCCCGCTATGATAGGCGGGCGATTATTCGCTTTTTAAGGCTTCTCTTATTGCCCCTCGGTCATCTTTTCTAGCTTGGTACTAGATTGCACCGATAACTGCCAGTTGCCATACTCGTCTTTGACCAGAATGACGGCGTGAATGTAGCCCTTCGGCAGGGCTTGCAACCTGCGGGCGACCTTGATGGCGGCGGTGCTCAAGTCTTCTATCATTGAACTAACACCTGCCGACGATGATAATTATACCCGCGTTTTCCCTCATTGTCAAATCAAGGAGGGGCGTGTTACACAGCGCGCAGCGGATAATCATTAGGCCACCTCAATTCCCGTGGTATCCAGCTCTCCGAACTCGTAGAGTAGCATTGTTCCGCTTGATAGCCACTCCCCCGCCGTCGCGGTGTACCCGCCTTCCAGCAAAACCTTGACCTCCTGCAGCAGGGCCAGGGCCTTGTCCAGCTTGTCGGTGATCTCTTGGGCTTGTTCTGGGGTCATTGTGTTCCTCCTACACTCCCGCTACAAACAACGGATTCCACCTGTCAGCGTTCGCCAGGCAGTCAACGCAGTGCTCCGCCGCCCCAAGTTCCCAATAGCAATTCCAGCCATTTTCGATTTCCTCGATGCGCCAATTGCACGCACAATTGGTTCGACAAATCGTCTGTCCATCTGCTGGATAGGCGGGTAATTTCGGTATCCCGCGACCTTCTACCTTCGCTCTTTCAAATGCCTACTTGGCACTATCCTGATACATCCCCGCCCTACACCGCGCCTGAGCATGGCTCATCTTCCCGTCTACGATGTCCCGGGCGAAGCGGCTGTGAAACTGGTATTGGTTCTTGAGCAGTCCACCCAGTCGCCCCCAGTCCTCTTGTGTCATGTTCTCGCGCCCGCCCTTAGCAACGAGATACTGGGCGACGTACTGGTTCTTCAGCCCCTCCCTGAACTGGCTCTGCCACTGCTGAATAGTGATTCGCTTGTTGTACAGGTCGTCGGTCAGGTCAGCGGCCCAGCCTCGGCTTTTGTCCTGGAAGGCGTCTCTCAGGCTGGCCGTAACCTCCACGGTCATCTCTAGCTTGTCGCCTCGGAAGCGCTGGTACACTTGCTTGGCGGCGTTGTATAGCCACCTGAGGGGGGAGGGCATCCCTAATCATCCTCTTCCCCGTCACTTTTAACGGGCAATAACTCCCCGAAAAGCGACATTCTTACACTCTGAAACACGTCCACATAGACACGGGCAATCTTACAAGCTGGATTTCCTACGTGTGCCCGCCAATAGCGGATACAGCTATCCAAGTATGCTTTTACGGCTTCTGGCTCAAATGGTAATGTGCCAATAGTATCGTGTTCTACCCCCCAAGTAAAATCAACAGCCTCGTCGTCTGTCATCTGGCGGTATAATCGCCCGTCAATCAAGACGGCTTCGCCCGATAGCCTCTCAAAGCTATTCTCAGGACGGCCGCGAGCTTCTATGGATAATTCTCGAATTTTCTGTGCCGCTGCTTCTAGCGCAATTATTGGGCCGGGTAGTCCAATGTGTCGCTGCAGTTCTAGTGACAAAGCATACGCTTCTATCCGTTTCGCACATCGCTCAACTATCAAGTCACTGATTTTCATTATGCCCCCCCTATCTCGATATGGTATATCGGTCGCCTCTAGCCCCTCGACCTCGGCCTCCAGCATCCCCTTGTGGTCTGGCATCGCCTTGTCCCAGAACGCAGCCGCCCTGATACATTATGGTACTTTATCCCAGTCCATTTCGTCTGTCATCGCGCTCCTGCTCCCGCATTATCTCCTTAAGCTCAATTGAATTGCGAATCCTGTGCGAATCCTGTCCAGAATTAAATCAATGTGGGAGATACCTGAATCTTCTACAAAGCTCAAGCTAACAGAACAATCTCCAAGCGCACTGTGTCCATTTATTCTCAGCTCCCAATGAATGATAAAACACTTGAAAGGCGTCGATGATAGCGGTATACTCCGGTCCCACGGTACCGCAGCCCTCTCCTCTTCTGTCATTGCATTGAGGGTATGGCGTAGACATAATTCGTGATAGGTTACTTCAGTTGTCAATTCAGGGCATAGTTCTGCTAACTCGCCCTGTATGCACCCTGCCAATTTTATCGGATTCACTTCAGTCATGCTAATCCCCCACCCACAGGTTCGGACATTCGCTCTGAGCCACCTTGCCAGACTGTGTCTCCCAGAGATGTGGACAACCTGGGTGCCAAGGGCCAGGATTATTCATCGCCACATTCAGCGGCACTTGTCCCCGCTGTACCCACCCGATGCAGACGGGGCAAACCGCCTCTCTAGGCATAAGCACCGCGTAGCCCTGAATGTCGTTGAAGCTAACAAAGTCCTGCTGCGCCATGCTCCGCGCCGAACCCTCAGTGTACTGCGCTATCTGAGTGCCCTTCCACTGATTGCGCTTGGCTTCCCACCCTGATAGCCTGGCGGTATAGACGTGGCGGTTTGCGGTCGGCGCCTCTGCTGCGATGTTCAGGGTCGCTATCGCTAGATCGTAGTTGTAGGTATTGGCGATACTAGCCGCGTCAGTTATACTCAGTTCGTTCAGAGCGGTCAAGCTTGGGCCTACCGTTAGTCGCCCTCGTCTCCCACCGCACCCCACGCGCCGCGCCTGGATGGTTAACTCATCCTCATAGGCCCGCCGCCGCATCCTGGTAAGCTCACCGCGAATCTGCTCCTCATCGAGAGAATCACGCCGCATGGCGAGGTGTACCAGTTTCTGGACTGGCGACATACCATCAACGATGCCCTCCCACCTACGAGGCACTGTGTCTTTTTCTCCCTAACCAGCTAAGAAAGATGCCATTGAGTAAACCAATAAGAAGGCCTCCAAGAAGTACCAACCATTTATTCATTCATTCCCTCCGCCACGGCTGCGGCCCACTCCTCATCGGAGATAGCCCTAAGCCGCCTCAGGCCCTCAACGTTGGACAGCAGAGCCAGCACTTCTTTTTTTGTTTCCCGCGCTGTTCCTTTGCGGTCTTTTTCATCCTGCTTGCGCTGTTCTACTAGCGTGGGCATCACTCCACCTCTGTATCATAGGTACAACCGCAGGCCTGACACACTAGCAATGAACCGTGATCTTTGTAACCCGTCGCGGTCAAGCCGCCGCAAATCGGGCAGGTGTGGCTGACCTCCTCGCCAGCGTGTCCAGGGACAGGGACGGCCTTAGCCTTCAGCCAGTCCGTCCCGTCAAACACCGTCCTCACCGCCGCTGCAGGAATCGGCTTGTCGGCGCACGCCTTCAGCGCATCCCGTATCTCCGCCACTGGCAGCCAGTCGCTCTCGAAGTCATAACTCCCAGGCTCGTGGCCCTCTCCCAGCCGCCGAAGCTCGATGGACTTCCAGCGCCGCAGGTCGGCCTTTACCTCAGCACCCTCCGCCAGGGACCCGAACCCAGACGTGGTCGGAAGCACCAGGCCCTCTATGCTCGCCACGAACCTCGGATCCGTCGCCAGTGGCACGGGCAATTCCCCAATGGTGTCCGCAAACGGCCCGTCGTACTTCCCTTTGCCCCGCTCCGCCCTGGCCTCGTTGAACTGCGTTATCTGCCAATACTGCCGCGCCTCCTCTATCTCCATTTGCCTGTCAGCGACGCGGATGTCGTCGAAACGGCAGACGTACTCAGGCCCATACAGCGGCACGATCATCTGGCTGGTGATGTCGGACGCCATGCCTTGTAGCAGCGGCCAGCAGGCGGCTTCGATGAGCGCCGCCTTATGTGTCTCTGCCGTAGCGCGGTTGGCCCCCTTGTCCCAATAGCCCTGAGGGAAGCTGTAGGCGCGGTCTATGATGTCACGGTTGAACGCCCGCCCGCCCAGGTATTCAAGGTCTTTCGGACTCATGGAGAAGGTGGTCATGGTCAAGTCTTTGCCCTGGGTAATCAGGAAGCGCACCTGGCGGGCGATGGCTTCCTCGAGCTCTGCCTTGCGGCTATTGTACACTGGCTCGGCTAGTTGATCTGACAGAGCGATGACTGTCCTCAGGGTGGCTTCTTTCTTGAAGGTGTCCAGCCCCCACCTCCGCGCCAGGTGATCGGTCTCTAGCGCGTACTGATAATACTGGATGGGGCTGAGTCCACGGTGATAGTCATGGGGGTTCGGCAGGCGAAAGAAGCATATCTGCTCAGGCAGGAAGGTGACGGGCCGCTGGCCGTGCCTTGGGGTGTACCTGAAGCCGCCGATGTACTTCTGCCCGTCAGGGATGGGCTCAAGGCGCGAGGACGGCAGCGGCAGGTAACCCGCCAGCCGCCCGATTTCGTCATACAGCCTCAGCCAGTACGCCTCCCCGCGCAGCAGCAGCCAGGTGAAGGTGTACTTCTTGATATAGTCCGCCGACATGAGGAACGTGCCTTCTGGCATGTTCTGCATCGGGGAGCGGCTGATCTGCTCAAACTCGTGGTCTGCGACGGCAACCTCTTCTTCGCCTTCCTTCTTGTAAATGTTTAGGTTGGCCTGGGCACAGATGTTGGCAATGACACGGATGTCGGACATGACCCACTCGCTGGTAACGGCCAGCTTCTCCCAGTCCTCGACGGAGCGGTCAGTGTCAACGCTGTCAAATAGCGGGGCTTCTCCGCCAAAGAAGCTCATCGCCGCATCGTTGCCGCTTCGCTTCAAGTACGGCTGGGCCAGTTTTGCGATACGTGGGCCGAGCCACCTCGTCACTCTATTGTTTGCCATGCGGCCTCCACAAATTCAATCGCATCGCCCAGTATTGGATTCTGCCACAGAACCACGCAGTGGCCCTGTATCTGTGTTCGTGCTTTACAAAATCCGAGCACGTCCAATTGATTTTCAGTGTTTGCTTCATATCTTCACCTTCAGGGTTATTCCTGTGGCTCTAATCCATCCAGCTCAAGGTTACTACCCCACCACGTTCACCCCACGCGCCAGCCACCAACGCATGGCGGCGGGGGGGGGATTATGTAACCTAGTACACATACCCGAACGCGGCGATGGTGCGGCTGCTTGGCACATGCCACGCCAGCACCACCGCATCCCCTATATCTGGGCTGCGTCCTAGTCGCTTGCGGATATGCTCCTTGCTCTCCACCTGGAGCTTGCCCGCCGAGGTGTAGCTGTACCGAGGAGATACTAAGTCCCCCGTTAACTCGTCGTCTGGGGGGAGGACAAGTACACCCTCCATCAATCGCTCCCTCATTCCCCACCAGGCCGCTGCCCGCACATTCAGCATCTCAACCTCACCGCTGGCATCGGTAGCCTTCGTGCCGGCACTGAAATTCACGCCAACTACATCGCAGCCCTGCTCGCGTAACCTATCCACCACGCCCGCACCAATGCCGATCACGTCCACATGGGCCACGTCGCTGCCCAGCACCGCCTTGACGCGGCCCGCCGTCTCCATCGTGTCCTTCTTGCTCCACTTGTCCAGGGAGATCAACATGTCACCGATGCGCTCAGCAATGCAACTCTTGTCCGCGCCGTATCGAGCTACGTCCACGCCTAGAACGCGCTTGCCCTCTGGGGCTGGCTTGCCTGCCTCATCCCACTCACGCCAGCGGTCGTTAGCCGCTTCTACCAGGGCCAGGGAAATGATGGCTGACTCCTCGTCGGCGGCGAACTTGCCCAATACACGCTGTTGATAGATAGAACTCTCCTCACCCCACTGCCGCTTGCGGGCCTCGGCCCATTCGCCACTGACCATGCCGGCCTCTATGGTCTCCTCCAGGCTAATCGCTCTCGTCCACCAGTCCTCATAGCCAGGCTTGCGGGAGTGGATGTCGTAGAACCTGCCCATCGGGACGCCCGGCGTCGAAATCGCCAGGGCATGACAGTCGCCCGACGCGAACGCCCCCTCCGCCGAATCCCACGTCGCTACAGGGATGGCTTTGGCCTCATCGAAGCAGTAGAGAAGCTGCGATCCGTGCGCCCCCTCAATAGTCTCCGCATCGGCGCAGGCTACGGCAAACGCCTCAGATCCGCCCCAGGTGGGCTTTAGAGCCAATGTCAGGAGTTCTTTGTCGCGAACGAAAGGCTGTCGGCCTACCTTGCCCCAATCCATCCGCCGCACCCACTTATGGATCTCGGGCCAGAGGTACTTTGTCAATTGCCGCCAGGCGGAGGCCGTGGTCGGTATCTTCGTGTCATCAGGTCTAGTCAAGATAAACCACAATACCGCCCAGGCTGCCAATGCCGTCTTGCCCGCTCCGTGTGGGCTACGTACTGCCACGCGCTTGTGGTCGTAGAGCGCGGTCAGTATCTCGTCTTGGTAGGGTACGTCGCGCTCAGTCAGGATTATGTCGTGGCGAAAGGCTACAGGATCATCGCGGTACGTCGTGATGAAGTTATGGCTCGGCTTCAGCGGGGTCGGCTTCGCCTTCAGCCGCTCGTAAAGCTGCCGCTTGGCTGGCCCCGGCCAGTCTCGCCAGTTCTGTTGCGATTGCACTGTCAAGGTCGTCTCCGCTTAATATGTGGGTCAGGTCTATCTTCGCCTTGTCCCCGAACACCTCTGGCCGATGCGCCTTCAGCAGGAACATCAACAGCCTGTCCGACACCGACATACCCCGCCGCCGCGCCTCAGCTTCCAGCACGTCGCAGGAATCCTCCAGAGCCTCCGCCCATTCCGCCGCGAAGGTGGCCCACCTGGCCTTCCAGTTGTAAGCTGTCCTGCGCGAGATTCCCGACGTGTTGCACGC